AGCCGTTGTACTTGAAGTGGTAGGTTCCACTTTGGTCAACGTGCCTCCTTTTGCCGTATAGTTAGTGCCTGTTGCTTCTTGGTTTGCACTATAAGCAGTCGTTGATGCGCTCATGGTTGCTGAACTGGTATATAGAGCCAGGTTAAAAGTATTTCCACCAGTGGAAAAGTTGTGCTTCGCTTGCAAAAGTTCCTTTTTGAAGCTAGTGCACATTGCTTGAGTTATAGCCATTATAGCCTCCTAATTATATTTGCAAGATCCTTATGGCCCTGCGATTCTAATTGATTACCTATTGTACACATGTGATTATTAATCGCTTCTTTCATATAATACGTAATTATCTTACAACACTTATTTTTAAAGGCATGGGCTTGTGCTTTAATTGGTCCTGGTGCTGTATCGCTCACCGAAATCAATTTATCAGTGGCCATTTCAGCAATTGTTTCTACTGTATGGCCTCTACCATGAGTTGTTTTTACTCCTAAATCACCTACGGATAGTTCAAATGAATCTGTTTCCATCAGTAATTTTTAGGTTCAGGCGCACCTAAACCATTTAAAATATCTTTTCGACCTGAAACTCCCGTAGGTATTTCTTCAGCTTCTATTTCTGAAAACTCCGCCACCTTCAAGCCACCGTTCTTTAAATACACCACAGGCGGATTTTCAAGCCTATGGTATCCATATAATTTTTCCTTCAGGGCAATATTGGTGTCCAGCATTGGCGATCTCGCTGCCACTGAAACATCTATCCCTGCATCCATACATTTAGATAACCAAAATTCACAACAAGCCCTTCCCAGTTCTCCAAAATGGATATTAGTAGTATAACTAAAATCTGCGCCAAAAATACTGAACTTACCTACTTTTTTCCATAAAGCAAAAGCAATGGCATAGGCAATCGTATTATTGAAATAAGCGCAACCCAAATCCTTGATGATTTTTTCTAACGGATAAAGCTCAATGGCTGGCACCCTCTTGTCCAGTTCACATGAATAAACGGGACATTCCAAGGTTGGTAAAATCTTACGCATTACCTCAGTCTGTGGCCCTGCATCATCTGTGTCAAAGAATCGGGAAACAGGATCCATCATAAAAACTCGATCTGTCTTGACTACTGCGCACATGGAATTGATTGCCCAAACCTCATCGTATTCAACGCTGTGGGTAATACTCATGTGATAATCCAATTGGCTTTGTCCCATGGCAACAAGAGCAATGTGCTTACCTTTAATATCCTTAATCATTAAACGCGTCCCCTAGTTTTGTCATAACGCATTTCTTCCTTGGTGGTTTTGCCTTCTGCCCAAGACTTAAGCTGCATCATCTCTTTGTCATAATTCTGTTTATATGTCCCAATTTCCGCCGCATCCAATTTCATAAAAACCGCAGCCTGCAACAACGATCCAGCCAACATGACATTAGGCATGTTATTGGAAAGATAGGTAGTGCCGTCGGACGCACCTGCTGTCAAGGAAGTTGGTCGATAAAAGTAATGCAACTCAAAAGTATAGTTGTCATCAGGCGTAGGCGCCAGGATAAAGGTGTCATTATCAAATTCGCCGTAATATTTAGGTTGCCCTGTAGTTGATGCGTTTGGGGTGTAGTCTCGTATGAATGATGGATGCTTCAACAATAGGTAATAATAAACACTGGAACTGATGACTGCCAAACTGAATGGAGCGAGAAAATCAGATGGCATTCCTAAATAAGAACTTCCAGAAGTTGCGGTTCCGGTTACGTTTTTTTTGTAGTAATTAAGCTCTACGTTTTTAAGAATGTCTTCTTCGGTGTTTTTAATGAAATTGTCTAGGTTGTTGGCAAACGTAGTTTCATCGTTGTCCATATAATCCTGGATTGCTGTTTTTAGCGTTGCATAAGTAAAAGCCATTAGTCTCCTCCTGCTAATACAATACCAACTTCCCCAGTTGCTTCAAGTCCTTTGAAGTCAGTTCCGATTGGATCATCAGTAGTGGTCATACCACCTGGTTTAGTAGTGGATACAATGCCCAAGGCTGCTGTTTTGTAATTAATATCAGGTCTTGGATTATATAATGCCTCAGCATCTGCTACATGTGGAGGTGGTTCCAGCTGTGGGCTTTTTGCCTCATAGCACTCCGAACAAACCTTGAAATTAGTCCACTCTTCTTTCAGCTCATGCAACAGATAACGAAATCCGCAGCGATCACAGATTCCGTATGCGTATTTACCGTATGCATAAGCCATCTCTAATAACCATAAGAGCGCATGTTTGGCTTTACCATTAATGATGCACGGCTTTCATCTTGAGCTAAAGCCCTGGCAAACTCATCCTCATAAATAGCCTTCAATGACTCCATTCTCTCAGGCGCACGTTTTTGTGATAAATAAAAAGCCAACCCGGCAACCAAAGCAGGATAAAAACGGAACGGCATCTGCAAATCATTAACCGATCCATCTACATCTTCAATTCGTAGAAGCTGATTCATTTTGATTACGTCGGTGCTGTTCTCAGGAGCCGGCCAAACATATATTTTTGGCGTAACCTGTTTGTCCAGGAACCATTGGGTAGGTCTTGCTTTGGTCGATTTGGTAGGAATGTTCCAATACTCTGCACGTCCAACCTGGTTCATCTGGTAATCAGTTGCAACACTATTGACAGTGCGCCTCAACACCACATCGAGAACATCGATCACATAATCGTTTAAGCTGTACGAGTCAGTGCCTTCAGTCAATGTCTGGCTGACATTGCTGATAGTCCATTGATTTAACCCACGGTTTGCCCAGTCAGCAAACAGAATATTCAATGAACGGCGGGCTGTGCGTGCGTCATAAGCAGTACGCAGTTCCAGCCCACATCGTTCATAGGCTTCCTCGATCCATTCGCCAACATCGGGTTGAAAGTCACGCGATCCAGAAGTGGCCATTGTTTACTCCTAGTTATTGGGCGTTTCGTAATATTTCAAAAACTCGCACCAAACTGTATATTCATTGCCTGCATCCGCCGTTGACGGAATAACAAGCAGGACATCACCAGAATAACCAGAGGCTTCGGTATTGACCAGTCCACCAATGGTGCTGAAATCAAAATCGTTGTCATAAGCCAGGGTCAGAAAGGTAACGTCTGTCGTTGCATCCCAATCAAGAGATGCCGGTGCATCCGTTCCTCCTCCAACGCTGTACCATATCCTGTTAAGCGCAACATGGACACACGACTTTCCCTGTGGGGATGAGTTTAGTCCGGAAACGTCAACTAAAGTGGTACTACTGGCACTGCCATCGGAATAAACGGAACAATAAACAATAAGTTTCCTGAATCCGTCAGACTGAGTGGTGGGGCCTGTTACTGTATTAGCCATAACTTACCCCTATTCGTAAGCCAGTCGATTAATTTCCTGATAATGCACATCCAAGGCTTCCGCTGCTGCTGCACCGCACTCAATTCCAATATAAGGAATGAAGTCGATGTCATTAGTTAGGGCAGCCGTTGGCGTTGTCCCGGTTGTAACCGCTGTACCGCCGGTGCTACCGGAAGTAGTCGTTACATTATACTGCTCACCGTTGACAAACATAGATGCTTTCCTATTGGAATCAATCGTTATCTTGAGTCTGTATAGCGTATTGGCTGCAACTGTGATTGGCAGTGCACTAATATAATCAGTGCCGCCTATACTATGCACAAAATGAAGCAAAGTATAATCACTCAAGCTGGTGCCATTGTCGCCATCGGTTTCAAACAAGAAATAAGCCTGGTCAGCATCTGTAGCAACCAATTGATCGTTGGTTAATTTCAAACCAGCCCAAAATTTTTGATTGTCAATAGCATTGGTAGATATTGCACATTCCCATTGAGTCTGATTCTCAGTTCCCCATTTTACGCCAGTCCAAGCTGTTTGGTTGGTGTCCAAATGAGGAGCGATAATCGCCTGATCTTCATCTGCTGTAGCAGTTGTAATTACAATACCAGCCCTGTCAGAATCAAAGGTACATAAAGCAGTTGTCATATTGGTGCCCAATACTTCAAAGTTCCTGTTTGCAGCTCGTGCTACTTCAACAGTATATGCTTGGTCGATATCGGCATTGAGAGCCGGTCTTTGTTTCCAATACTCTGACAAATAATATCTTCTGTTATCCCTTGTCGCTGTGTTT